TTCAGATACTTAATAATGGTTTGAATATCACTAGTGGTATTGCAACTATTGTTGGAACGTCTGGCACAACAACTATAGGTGGTATAGGAAATACGGCATTATTTGTTGATGGTAACGCTAGAGTTGTAGGACTTCTTACAGTTGGTAGAGCATCTGTCACTATTGACGGTGACAATAATACTATCAACGTTGGACTTGTTACAATTACAAATTCCAGCGTCACTATTGGTGATAACGTTACTATTAACACTGGTGCTACCGGTATTAACTCAGCACCAAATGTTTTCTATGTCGCCAAAGATGGAAATGATGATAATAACGGAACATCTATTGATAACGCAAAACTTACCATTAAGGGTGCAGTTTCTGTAGCATCATCTGGTTCAGTTATCAAAGTTATGTCTGGTAACTATGTTGAAGATAATCCTATTGAACTACCAGCTTTCAGTGCGGTAGTTGGTGATGATTTAAGAACTTGTAAGATTTTACCTAATAATACAACTTCTGACATATTTCATGTCAACAAAGGATGTAAGTTGCAAAACATGACATTCTCTGGACATCTAGCACCCGCTGCTGCGGTTGCATTCCCAACTAATGGTGCAACTAATGTGGGTGGTGGTAAGTGGAAGGGTCCATATGTTCAAAATTGCACTAGTGACACTACAACTGGAACTGGTATCAGAGTTGATGGTAGTAAAGCAGTAAACACAAAGTCAATGAATGTTGACGCTTTTACGCAATATAACCAGGGTGGCGTCGGAGTTGCTGTAACTAATGAAGGATATGCTCAATTAGTCTCAGTCTTCACTATATGCTGTAATGTTGCTATCCAATGTCATGCAGGTGGACAAGCAGACGTTGCAAATAGTAATTGCAGTTTTGGTACAAATGGTTTAGTTGCTGACGGAAAAGGAAATCTTCAGTTTATTGGAACTTGTACTGCATCAGCAGATGCTGCTCAAGATAATGTTACCATTAACGTAGGCACTACAACCACACGTCCATATGATGGACAAATTGCGTTCTTTGGAGAACTATTTAAATCTGTCGAATCAATCACAGTTGGATCTGGAGGAACAGGATATACATCTACTCCAACAGTTACAGTTGCAGATCCTACAGGTGTAAGCGGTGAAACTGCAACAGCATTTGCCACCTTAGAGGGTGAAAGTGTGGCTTCAATCACTATCATTAGTAGTGGATCTCAATATCAAACAACACCAACGATAACAATTAGTGATCCTGATGTCGGTAGTAATGGCGCATCTGCCACTGCTACAATGACACCTATTTACTATACAATAAATAGTAGCACACCAATAGTATCTGGAATTACTACATTAACCCTTGAAGAAAACCTACTTCACTCAGTTGGCGTAGGAACATCGGTTCATTTCTTCCAGCAAAGCAAAATTATTGCTAGTTCACATACTTTTGAATATATCGGTGCCGGTAACACTATTACAGAGGCAACTCCAAAACGTGGTGGTGTTACTATTCAAGCAAATGAAGTTACTAAAACAAACGGGGGAAACGTCGTTTATACCAGCACTGATCAGTCTGGTAACTTCAGAATAGGTGATGACTTACAAATAAACCAAAACACCGGTACAATTAGTGGTAGAGCATTCTCCAGAAGTTTGTTTACAGAAATGACACCGTTTATTTTAGCACTGAGTTAATATGGCACAATTAGCACTTAATAGATTTCAAACAGTTACTTTAGCACTAACTGATTCAGAGCAGACAATGTACACTGCACCGACAGGTTATACTGCTATTCTTCTGTATGCACATGTAGCAAATGTTGGTAGTGCCGACGCTACTGTTACAATGAAACATGCAAGATCAGGAACTGATACAGAAATCATAAAAGGAGCGAACGTTCCTACTAATGATGCATTTGTTCCGTTAAGTGGAAAATTAGTTTTAGAAACAAGTGATGCAGTAAAAATTACTGCAAGTGCAAACAGCACACTTAAGTGTATTTTAAGTATCTTAGAGACAGCAACATAAAATGCCATACATCGTAGGTGCCTTAACAAAAACAAACTTAGATATGACGGGAGGTATCGTTCGCTCTGGAGTGACGACAACTGCCACTACAAATGAGACTGCGATTATATCTCTTTCTGCGCCAAAATATCAATCTGTTGAGTTTAATGTGCAAGCAACTCAATCAAGTAGTTTTAATTCTACTATCGTTAAGGCAATGCATGATGGTTCATCAGCATATGTAACGGAATATGGAACACTTCAAGTTCCATCAGGAATTGCTACTTTCTCTGCTGACTTGAGTGGAGGACAACTAAGACTTTTGGCGTATCCTTCATCTGCCGGTTTAACAACCTTTAGTGTAATCTACACTGCATTGAACGCATGAAAACATTTAAGGAGTTTATTCGAGAAGCAGCACCTACAAACTCTACTGGGAGTGGTGTTGATAATTATATTCCATATCTGTTTAAGAATGAAGATGATGATGATTTAACTCAAGATTATCAAACACCTGCTGAACCAGGTGAGGCAAAATTTAGATTTTCAAACATATATCCAGTTTTAAAACTTTCATTATCCAATAGTCAAGGTGATGGACCTAGTATTGATCAAATGGTTCATGCTTCAAAAGAATATACGCAATTAATGGATAATAATACAATTCAAAGAATACGTGATAATATAAAAAGATTTCAAACTGAAAGAATTCAAGACAATTAAAGAATTGGATTACTAAATACATATTGATTATTCTAATCCTAGGTGTATTATGAAAACTTTAAAATATCTGGGAATAGGGTTAGGAGCGATAGTTGGTATTGCTCACATTGGTGTTCTAGGGCATTTAATATCGAGAAAAGATCACGTTCAACCACCTATCATTAATTTTCCTGCAGGTGATTACTCATCATATAAGGTAGAGGCAGGTAAAGAAGGTTACAGTATAGAATATAGAGCAAACGATCCTGCTATTCTTGAGTCACAAAAATCCTTATCATTAGATAAAACTAAGAGAGGATTATTTGGTGGTGGTAATGAAAGTCGTCGGGAGTGGCGCAAAGATCAATACACTATGGATGGCACTAGGAATCTAGGAGGTGCTGTAGACGGCGAGGGAAAGTCTGCAAAAGACATAGAGTGTATCGTGGCGGACGCTGGAGCACGGAGTCAAGGTGCAATGGCGGGAAGTAGTATTGCTGCTGGAGTTGGTGTTCCTGCTGTGATTGGCATCCCATATGTTGGATGGTTAGCAGCTGGGTGGATGTCTTTGTTAGGACAGAATGTTGGATCTGAAGCAGGATCTATCGTCAACTCTGCAATTAGTGATTGCTAAATAATATTAAGACTATTATTTTCTTATGAAAAAATGTCCAGCTGGACAGTATTACTGTTTTACTAGTAAGAAATGTAAAAAAATTCCCATGGGATATCATGTGGGTGGAAGGGGTATGCTTGAACCAGATACCGATACCAATAAAAAAGGTAATGGTAATGGCAATGGCAATGGTAACGGTGGCAATGGTAATGGTGCCGGTAACGGTGGCAATGGTAATGGTGCCGGTAACGGTGGTGGCGGTAACGGTGGTGGTATGGGAGAACAAGTAGTCCATGAAGGTGGTAACCTTCGTCAGTGGTTCAAAGGATCCAAATCAAAAGATGGTAAAGGTGGTTGGGTAAATGTCCGTACTGGCGGAACATGTGCAAGTGATGAACCTGGAGAGGGAACTCCTAAGTGTGTTTCTTCTGCAAAAAGAGCAAGTATGACAAAAGCAGAAAGAGATTCTGCTGCTAGAAGAAAAACAAAAGCAGATCCTGGACAACAACAAAAAACGGGTGCTGCTAAACCAACTTATGTAAAAACTGATAGTCCTAGAAAGATGAAGAACGAAGAAATCGAACTCATTCAAGAAAAGGACAAAAAAGGTAAAGGTAGTGGATCAAAAGACGCCTGTTACCACAAAGTAAAATCTCGTTACAGTGTTTGGCCTAGTGCATATGCGTCAGGAGCACTAGTCAAATGTCGTAAGGTAGGCGCTGCAAACTGGGGAAACAAGTCTGAAGAACTTTCCTGGGATGAACTAACAGAGAAGTGCTGGCCTGGATACGAGAAAAAAGGAATGAAGACAATGTTTGGAAAAAGATATCCAAACTGCGTTAAAAAGAAAGCAACCAGAAAAGAGCAGGTTGAAGAAGCAGTAAGACTCCCCGCTAAAACTGGTAATATTATTGATGTAAATTTTGTCTTTAGAGGAAGAGGCTTCAGTCTTAAAATGTTCTTCCCTAAAGTAGGAATTCCAAGTAGATCTGATGTAATGGATCAGATCGATAAAGTATATCCTGGCGCAAAACTAACGTATTTCAGAGTCGCTGACTATGAACCAGGACAACCACTCCTCAGAGTTTCAGAAGAAACAGAAGACAAAAGAGGAGAAACTATTGCAGATTATGCAAATGACGGAAAAATATCAGAAGGACAAATTGTGGATTCCGAGGGGGCACTAGGAGAGGGTGCTGCTTGGACTAAAAAGTCTGGTAAGAATAAAGAGGGTGGACTTAACGAAAAAGGGCGTAAGTCTTATGAAAGAGAAAACCCAGGTTCTGATCTTAAAGCACCATCTAAAAAGAAAGGAAACAAAAGAAGAGCATCATTCTGTGCAAGAATGAAAGGTATGAAAGCAAAACTAACTTCTGCCAAAACTGCAAGAGATCCAGATAGCAGAATTAACAAAAGTTTGAGAGCTTGGAACTGCTGAATAAATTATGCCTGATAATGTATACCTTGGTAATCCAAATCTAAAAAAAGCAAATACGCCGATTGAATTTACTGAAGAGCAAATCATTGAGTTTGTTCAGTGTCAGGATGATCCTGTTTATTTTGCCAATAAGTATGTAAAAATTGTTAGTTTGGATGAGGGACTTGTTCCTTTTACACCATATAAATTTCAAGAGAAGTTAATTCATAATTTTCATGAGAATAGATTTAACATCTGTAAAATGCCGCGACAGACTGGCAAAAGCACTACAGTTGTTTCTTATCTTCTTCATTATGCGATTTTCAATGCCAGTGTTAATATCGGCATACTTGCTAACAAAGCAGCAACTGCTAGGGAACTTTTAGGAAGATTACAAACTGCGTATGAGAATCTTCCTAAATGGATGCAGCAAGGTATTATGGTATGGAACAAAGGTTCTTTGGAGTTAGAAAATGGAAGTAAAATATTGGCAGCGTCTACGTCTGCAAGTGCTGTCCGAGGTATGTCATTTAACATCCTCTTTCTCGACGAGTTCGCGTTCGTACCAAACCATATTGCTGACTCATTCTTTGCCTCTGTTTATCCTACTATTACTTCTGGTAAAAACACCAAGGTAATTATTGTTTCTACGCCACATGGTATGAATCACTTCTACCGCATGTGGAGTGATGCAGAGAAGGGTAGAAATGAATATCTACCTACTGACGTTCACTGGAGTGAAGTACCTGGTAGGGATGAAGCATGGAAAGAACAAACAATTGCAAACACATCTGATCAACAATTTAAAATTGAGTTTGAATGTGAATTCTTAGGATCAATCGATACATTGATTGCTGCTAGTAAGTTGAGATCACTAGTATATGATGCTCCTATTATATCAAACGCTGGATTAGATGTATATGAAGAACCCCAAAAGGATCATGATTATGTTATGACTGTTGATGTAGCTCGTGGAGTTGGTGAAGATTATTCTGCTTTTGTATGTGTAGATATCACTTCTTTTCCACATAAAGTTGTGGCAAAATATAGAAACAATGATATAAAACCAATGTTATTTCCAAATATAATTTGGGAAGTGGCAAAGAAATATAATAGCGCATTTATTTTGTGTGAAGTAAATGATATTGGAGATCAAGTAGCATCACTACTTCATTACGATTTAGAATATCAAAATGTTCTTATGTGCTCCATGCGCGGCAGAGCAGGACAAGTTGTAGGACAAGGATTCTCTGGAAAAAAGACACAGTTAGGTGTCAAGATGTCCAAGACTGTTAAAAAAGTAGGATCTCTCAATCTAAAAGCAATGATTGAAGAGAACAAATTACTTTTTCATGATTTAGATATTATATCAGAACTAACCACCTTCATATCAAAACATAATTCATTTGAAGCAGAAGATGGATGTAATGATGATTTAGCAATGTGCCTTGTAATTTATGCATGGTTGGTTGCACAAGACTATTTTAAAGAACTTACTGATCAAGATATTAGAAAGAGATTATATGAAGAACAAAAGAATCAGATAGAACAAGACATGGCACCATTTGGATTTTTAAATGATGGTTTGGATGATGATAGTTTTGTTGATGGTGATGGAGATAGATGGACAACAGCAGAATATGGAGATCGTTCATACATGTGGGAGTATAGATAATGGATCTTGATGGACAAATTAAACTTGGACATCTGCTCCTTAATGATAGAAAATGTAGAGTTTGTGGAGAAACAAAAAATCTTATAGAGGGATATTACAGAACTAGAAAGGATAGAGGAGCAGTTGCTTCATCATATTC